GAAGCGTTGAGGTCAGCAAAAGAAGATGGACATCATATTACTATGGATAATTCGGCAATAAATCATTCCATGAAAGATGGAGAGTCTTGTAAAAGTTGTCTTGATTGTATTTGTGCAATTATGAGGTGAGAGAGAGGAAAAACAATGTCTGAAAGAGGAAGTTTTGTTACACAATATATTTATTGTTCTAAATGTTTTAACAAATTTTTGAAGTTAAGCCATTAGAACATAGCAATTGGAAGAAAGGAGGATGAAGATGGGTTTTTCACTATTAGAATATTTAAGAAAGAATAATTGGATTCTCTCGTGTCCTAAGTGCAAGAGGAAACTTTATAAAGTTGATGAACCAAGTAATGACGGCATAGATGTAATTGTGGAAGCAAGATTTTTTCATCCTTTGGCAGATGATATTCCTCAACCTCAACCAAATCAACGCGCTGAATGTCCGTTTTGCGAGGCGATACTTATTTATGATAGTAAAATTCGGAGTAATGGAAAGTAAGGATTGACATTAAAAGATTTTTGTGCTAAGGTTTTGAATATCAAAGAATCGCTGGGCTATCTTGAGGGAACAACCCAGGGATAGTTCCATGACATAGAGTTCCTGACCGATTAACGGAGGGAGCTATTTCGTAAGGCATAAACTGCTTTGCGAGATAGCTCCTTTTTTTATGGCTATCGTAAAAGAAACCAAACGTGATTCATGGGTTCATATAGGAAGAAAGATTCATGATGCAGATATGGATGCTTTGTATTTTGGAAGGTTAGGAGAATTTTCACCGCGATCGGATATAGCTTTTAACAAGCATATCAGGGAACTCAATGATTTTAAAAAAACTCCTTTCTTTCAAAATTTGAATGGCACCAGAGCAAAAGAGATAAAACGGAAGATGTGGTATAAGTGAAAGAGATTGTTTTTAAGAGCGATTGTTTTCTTAAAAAGACATGTCTTGATCAGTATGGAGCTAAGCAAGTTACGTTCGAATTTACAATTAGCAACACAATGGAGCTTGCAAAGTTAGAATTGATGGCAAGAGATTTAGAAAATTTCAGACCAAATCTTCTTGAAATGAGAGTGAGGATTTCTCCTAATTATGGTAAAGACAAGGGTTTACGAAAAGTTAACTATACCCCGGAGCAGAAGCGTTCAATTGGCGGACGGAAATCATCTGACTCGTGATGAGCAACTTTGTGTTATTCAATGGCTCGTTGAATTAAAGAGCTATCAAGACATTGTAGAGCTTATTGAAGATAAATTTAATAAGCATATTACTAAGCAGGCGATTTACAAATATGCTCATGCTAAAAAGTGGAAACCTATTATAAAACGATTAAGGAAAAACTTTGAAACAAATCTTTTAAAAATTCCTATTGCGAATAAAGCTAATAGATTAAAGGCATTGCAGAAGGTTTTGGAAGAAGGTTTTAAATGGAATCTCAAAAGTCAAACTACTTTAGGAAAGAATATTTTTGAATTGAATCTTGGGGCAGTTACAAAAGCAATCAAAGAGGCCAGGGAAGAGTTGGAACCAGATAAGGGAACTGGAGGATTGAATGTCTCCAATGTCATCATCAACATTGTCAGACCCGCGACAAGCCATAAGGATTCCGACAGACGCCTACACTCAGACCGAACATCAATGGCAGATAGCAGTTAGAGCGTCTGAGAAGCGATTTAAAGTAGTTTGTTGGCATAGACGAGCCAGAAAGACCACGATGGCTTTAAATATGCTTATTGAAGCTTGTTGTGCCAATAGAAATAAAGTATATGGCTACATCGGCCCCACCTACAAGCAAGTCAAGTCTATCGCTATTACTGACCCTATGATGCTAAAGCATTATCTTCCAGATGGTGTTTGTTCTAAACCATTCAATGAGAGTGAGTTAACTCAGAAGTTTGTTACTGGAAGCGTTTTAACGATGAAAGGTGCGGATGATCCTGATTCAATCAGAGGCATGGGGTTTGCCGGTGTTGTTATTGAAGAATGGGCTATGATGAAGCATGGTCGATTGATTTGGGAGGAAATCATTGAGCCTATTCTCCGTGAGAACGGTGGATGGGCTATGTTTATATTCACACCAAAAGGCAGAAACTTTGCATATGAATACTTTGAACGGGCAAGGAAAGACCATACAGGTGATTGGGATTTCTCTATTCTCAAGGCATCTCAATCAGGGCTTATCGATCATAATGAACTTCTTAAAGCTAAGGCAAGTATGCCTGAGCGTTTGTTCATGCAAGAGTTTGAATGTGAGTTTTTAGAGGATGCTTCAAGTGTATTTCATAAGGTTGATGAATGCGTTTATGGAGAACTCGAGCAACCTCAAGTAGGCCATAAGTATATCATGGGTGTTGACTTAGGACGGACAAATGATTTTACTGTTTTAACATTAATTGACATAGGATTGAACAAAGTCGTTGCGTTCCAAAGATTTACTGATACTTCATGGGCGATTCAGAAGGATAAGATTGTCTTCATGGCAAAGAGATACAATAACGCGCAGATTATTATTGATGCCACAGGGTTTTCAGCAGGAAGTGTTATTGCTGAAGATTTAAAGACTGTTCCGTTTGTTGAAGATTTAAAGATGGTTAATCTTTCAGTCATTCCGTTTAAATTTACTGGTCAGAGCAAGAAGGCATTAGTTGAGAAGCTCATCGTATCTATTGAGCAACGCTTAATATCATTTCCAGACATTGATGTTCTCGTAACTGAACTGAAATCATTTACTTATGAAGTTACTCATTTTGGCAATATTCGATATACCGCTCCAGAAGGAATGCACGATGATTGTGTGATGAGTTTAGGAATGGCTGTTTGGGGCTTGGGTTCTTATGTCTATGCTCCGTTAAGGGTGCGGCCTCCAAAAAGAAAAATCAAACCAAGGACAATAGACAATATCTAACGGAGCCAATAATGCCTAAAATGCTCACTGACCCAAAGATTAAAGTTGATAGGGCTACATCCAAGAAGATAGCTGAAATAATATCTAAAGAAATTGAGGATTCTTTCGCGGCTAATGGGAATGTCTATAAACTTGCCAAGAGGAGTCAGAATCAATACAACCAGATAACGAAATGGATGGAAGCTGATAAGATTTGCAGTGTTCCCTGGCCTGGAGCCGCCGATTACTTCATTCCTATGACTGAGTGGATAGTTGACGCTGTTCATGCCAGGGCTATGCAGATTCTGTTCTCTGAAGAACCATACATGACCGCTCAAGGTGTTGAGTCGTCAGATGTCCCTAAGCAGGAAGGAGTTACGGACTTTGTTGATATGGCGTTTAAGGAGATTATTAACTTATATGAGAATATGCGCTTCTTTATAAAGCAGACTATCATCCTTCCGTTCGCTGTCCTTAAATACGACTGGGTTAAGAAATACGATAGCTCTATATCAAAAGAGACAGCTCAGATGTTTATTTCCCCTGAAGGGGAAGAGGAGTATGTTCTGCCTGATGACCCAGAGTCTCAGATTAAGGCCGCTCAATTTGTGATGAATGGTTATCAGCTTGGTGAGACTAAGGACGTATGGATTAGAGAAGATGACGAGCTTGAAAATCAAGCTAAGTTGCAATATGTAAAATTTGAGGACTACGCGTGGTCTCCTCATGCCAAGCGTGGACATAGATTGTTCTGGGAAGGTGATAGATACTGGATGACTATAAATGAAATGAAGATGGAGGCACAGTCTGAGAATTACATCAAAGAGAGCGTTGAGAGGGTTCAGGAAGGCTTGCATAGCCAGGGAATGGATGAACTTGACGCTATCATAGCCCAGAAGTCAAAGCCGGTTGAGTGTTTCCATTGGTATGGGAGGCTTCCGTTCAATAAGAGCAATGATGTTGACTTCCAGGATGTTGAGGCTATTGAGCAGGAGGTGTATTGCGCTGTAGCCCTCAAGGAAAAGGAAACCTTGCAGATAATATTTTGGCCATATAGCAGAAAGCCTTATCCTGACAGGGTTTACATAAGAGGGGAGTTTGAAGAAACAGAGGAATTTGAAGGGCGCTCTCTTGTCCAGAAATTGTATATGACTCAAAAAGAACTTAACTCCATGCACAATACGATTATGAACAACGCGTGGATAGCAATGCAAAAGATATTCGTTAAGCGCAGGACGTTACAGGGCGAGGATTGGGAAAGACCAGAGCTTTATCCTGGGGTAACGTGGGAAGTTGACCAGCCAGGCGATATTCAAGTTCTTGATGTTGGAGACGTGAAATCAATAGGGCTTGAGATTGAACAATCTCTTTTGAATTATGCTGAGCGTATATCTAATATCTCAATAATGCAGACAGGGGCTACAAGGGAAAAGGGCGGACAGAAAACGCTGGGTGAGGTTCAGGCTACAATCAAAGAGGGCAACATAGGGCTTAATAGTTTCATAAAGAGGAGCCATGAAGTATTGAAGAAGATTTGCAAGTGGACTGTCGCGTATTACCAGGAACGTATGCCTGAAGGGCTTGAGAGAAGGATAAGGGGAGAAAATGGAGAGCCTATATTCCCGACTCAGGAGAATATGCCGCAATTCAGCCAAAATGGGGTTAATCCTCAATGGTCACAAGATGATATTGCCGGTCAGTTTGATTTTACCTGGAATGGAACAGTTCTCAATTCTTCAAAGGAATGGAAGCTGGCTGTTGCTAATGACCTGATGGAGAGATACCTTCCGCAACCTATGATAGCAGGCAATTTATTGGCTGTATGGGAGATTTTAAAGCGTGGGTTGATTGCGAGAGGGGAAAAGGACTGGAATACCATTTTACCCCCAAGAGAAGCCATCCTCGCTGAAATGGAAAGGGCGCAGGAGATAGCTAAGATACGTCGAAAGGGAAATCAGATGCCGACTGTTGAGGAGAGAGCGGCTCAGAAATTTCAACAGGCTACGGGCGGGCAAGCTCCGCCATTGCCAGGAGGCCAGAATGTTGGGACAAATGTCTAAGCCTAAAAAGACAGACGAAGAAATAAAGAAAGCTCTTATCAAGAAAAGGGATGAACTCATATCCGAAGCAGGCAGGATGAAGAAGCTTACCCTTACCCCTGGCTCCGGTTGGGTTGAATATTGCGACATTGTTCGAAGCTATATTAAAAACTGCAAAGTCAGGAAGGCAACGACCGCTCTTGACTTGGCTGATGATAAGACGATATATGAGCTTAGACTATTAGACCATGAAATATTCATACTCGAGTGGGCGTTAAGTATTCCGAAAAGGCTTATGACTAATCTTGAGAAAATGGAAGCAAAAGAAAGAGAGGAATAGGGAATGGCTAAGTTAACTGACATGGGTTATAAGAGAGAAGGCGGGTTAGGTAAGCCTGTAGCAGTTGAAAGCAAGAAGATGCTATATCCATCTATCTATATTGACAATAAGGTTCCTGATGACCTCATGGATAAAGACGTTGGGCAAATGTGCCGTCTTGAGGTTGTGGGTAAGATTGTAAGTAAGGGAATCAATGAGAATGGAGATAAAAAGCGTCAGAGCATGACTATTGATATTCATAAGCTCGGCTATCTCGGTAAAGCGGGAAAAGTAACGCGGGAAGAATACGATAGTATGTCTGATGAAGATAAGGACGAGTATGATAAAAAGTCAGTCGAGGAGAGAGAATAATGCCTCTAACTAAAACTGGCTCTGAGGTTCTTGGTAAGATGAAGAAAGAATACGGCGATAAAGGGGACTCCGTATTCTACGCTTCTATAAATAAGAATAAGCCTGGTAGTTCTAAATGGCATGAAAAGGGGACTATCCTCGGAAAGAATAAATCTTGAATGAATACTTGGTATTCTTATTGATTGCTTTCATTCTTGCTGTTTGTGATTACAGAAATTTGACTATTCCGAACTTAATAGTCATTCCAGCAATAGCTTACGGGATTTATATTACTGGAAACTGGGTAAGCGTTATATGCATATTTTTAATAGGCACTGAGCTGTATAGGAAAAATAGGATATGCGGTGGAGACTTAAAACTATTTATGATGGCGGGAGCGTTTACGGGCTGGCTCTCAATCCCTATCATACTATCAACAATCTTATTTATAAAATTATTCAGGAAGGTTGCGAGTTTCCATAATGTTCTTCCTGTCGCTCCTTTCTTTTTTATAAACAGCTTATTCGTTCTTTTAACCGTAACAATGGTGACCAGCCGGATGTAGAGAATAGTCTCTGCTATGGCCCGCCACAAGCAGGAGGTATAGATGGTTAATTTTCTAAGGATAATGTGGGCGATTCTTCGTTGTGAACGCGGAGAAGATGACCCGTCAGGAAGCGCTGACCCAGACCACGTTGTTGACCCCATCGCGGAACTCAATGACGACCTGGAGGCAGGCTCGAATAAAGAAGGCGATG